GTGCGGGTCAGGTCTTCAGGGCGAACTTTGAGCATGACCGGGTCGCTCATGCTCCCCCCGCCGGCATCAAGCAGGAACGAAATCGGGCGGACCCCGGCGCGTTGATCAGTCGGTGCAGCCATGATGCCAGTTTGACATCACGACAGCGGCCGATCAGTTCGGCGCCGCCGTGCTGCCGCCGCCCGGCTGGACGCCACCATGGGTGTGGGTGTCGCCGATGTTCTTGCCGTTGTGCGTGACCGATCCACCCACGACGCTCAGCGAGCCGTTCATTGTGGCCGTGCCGCCGCCGGCGCCCATCGTCAGGCTCTTGGAGACGACGAGGTTGCCGGTGCAGATCGTGTTCGGCGCGTCGTGCGTCACGCTGACCGGCGTCTTGATCGTCACTGCACCCTGCGCGTCGATGTCCAGCGTCTGCTGGCACACGATGCGGACCGCCCCACTTGGCGACACCGTGATCACGGCCGTGTTTCCGGCGGTGCTGATCCGCATGTAGGCCTGCCGGCCGGTATTGCGGTCCACAGCAAGGTTGCCGTCAGCGTTCATCCCAGCCGGATCGAGGTGGTCCGGCGTCTCGCCGATCCTGATGGCGAAGCCGCTCGGGTGGCGAAGATCGATGTTTCCATTGCCGTCGATCACTGAGACGACGTCCGACTGGTGCCTGAACAGCCGGGTCTTCGGGTCAGCCATCGTCATCTGGTTGATCTGCGGGAACAGGAACCCAACGACGACCGGCGTGTGGCCGGCAAACGCGACCAGCGCCTTCTGGTCCTGACCGTTCGTCCGGCGAATATCCCACCGGTCGCCGTCGGAAGGCACCTCCGGAAGATCAACTGTGCCGCTGCGCGCGGACGCGGACGTCGACAGCACCTGAACGCCGACAAGGCGCGCCCCGTCATCGGCCATCACCAGATCGACCGAGTTGTCCTCCGGGTGGGTCGCCACCACAATCCCGACTCGCATCACAGCAGGCCTCCTTCAGCTTGCTCGGCCAACCACGGCGAGCTTGCCCCGCCATCCATTCTGGCCCGGGTCACAAAGCCCTCTCCGCGCTCGAACATGAGCGTCGTCGTGTAGGACTGAAACGGCATGAACTCATCGTCGATCTGTGTCACGTAAGCCAGATACTCGATGCTCCCTGTCTGAAAACGGGCGTAGTCGCCCGCCTTCATGCACTCGCCGTCGGCGCGCATTGGGCCGCCCTTGATCACCGCTGACCCGCGCTCGAGCACCACGTTGTCTTGATTCATTTCCATAGCCAGCCGGCGGCGCTTGTCGATCCACGCCTCCATGAGCTTTGCGCGCTTGTCCTGCTCGGTTCGATCCAGACCGGAAGTCATGTTCGAGATGCCGTCATCACCCTGCTGCGTCTCGTTGTAGAGCGGCCGAGTGCCGTAATACTTCGGGTTGGCGTTCGGGTAGTCCTTCAGGTAAACGCGAGAGTCGCCCGCCGGGATGGTAGCGAGCTGGCGCTGCTGGTCATCGATCAGGTCGTAGCGTGCGTTTCGGGTCCAGAAGAAGTTAAACACCGTCGCGTCCGTCCGGGCACTCGAGATGCTCTTGATCTGGGAAGCCGGCACAGAAACGATCGTCGGGTCGGGCGCGTCATCCTGAATTTTCCGGTCCTTCGGGTCTTCCTTCTCCTGCGCGATCCGGAGCGCCGGCACGGCCCGATAGACACAGTGCACGCCGTCGGCGCGATCCTCAACATACAGCTCGTTCCAGAGCCCCACGTCGCCGTGGAACTTCAGGATGTCGTAGATCGAGCCCTGCTGGTTCTGATAGGAGTTGTTCACCACGCCATGCTTGACCGAGATCGTGTCGCCGGTCTTGATCTCCTTCGGCATTGACGTGTTCTCGGGCATGAAGCCAGCAATGAACGGGTTGATGACCTTCTCCACCATGGTGCGGACGAACTGCCCGGCAGGCATGGTATTCACGGCTTGGATACCGAACAGTTCCTGCATGGCGAAGTTCGTCAGCAGCGGCTTGCCGTCGGTGTAGGCGGCCAGATAGACCACCTGATACATCTGCCATATTTTCCCGTAGTCGTGCCCGGTGATGACCACGTGCCGCTGCGGACGACCGTCCTGCCCCATAGCTTGCGAGCGCCGCACATCGGTCACGAAGCCGCGCATCTTGATCGGCAGCTCTGCCGGCTTCGACCCGACGCCGCTCCACATCCGGATCTCCACCACGTCCATGGGCTCGACCAGTCCATAGACCGACTCCATGGCGCTCGCCGAGCTTGAGAGGAAAGCACCGGTCACCGAGTCCTTCGGTTTGTCGGCGAAGGTGATCGAGAAGGCCCCGGACGGCTCGCGGATCGACTTCGACGTCCGAACCGCGGAGCCGAGGTTCAGGTACGGAGTGAGGTCGATGAACTCTTCAGCGCCCTCGTAGCGCGCCGAGACAGCCGACTTGCCGTCGACCGTCTTGCGCGAGATCGTCTTGTAGAGCCGCACGGAGAGCTGCGGCGATGCGTCAAGTAGTCTTGGCATATCAGGAAGGCCTGCCGAATGTGGGCGTGCTGAAACGCGGGTTGAGCTGCTGCTGTGGCGCGGCCTGCGTGCCATCAGGCAGCACCAGCGAGATCGCCAGTGGATCGGCCGTCATTCGGATGTTCATGTACTGGTCGCCGGCGCGCTGGGCGGCCAGCGCATCGTCCGGCATCGGCGTCGGAACCCGCGGCCCCCGCTCCATCTTCGAGTGGATCGCCGGCACATAGCCGCGCGTTTCCTTGTTGCCCCACCTGCTGCGATCCCAGCCGCCGTTATAGGCGCGCAGCGCGTCGTCCCAGTTCCCAAAGCGGGCATGGTTCTCGCGCATGACCTCCTTCTGCATGAGGACCGCGTCGGCCTGATTGAACGGGTCGAGCTTGCGGCCGAACCGCTTCTCGAGCGAGCGCAGCGTCGACGGCATGACCTGCGCCAGCCCCATGGCGCCACGGTGGCTTACCGCGTTCGGGTTGAACCCGGACTCCTGCTCCATCTGCGCCAGCAGCAGGCCCGGCGGCGCACCGATCTCCTTCTCGGCGGCAGCGACTGCCTCACGAAGCGACTGGCTGGCCGGGCCGGCGGCACTGGACGGCGCACGGCCGGCGCGCGGCGACTCGCCTGCAGCGATGCCGTCGCGGGTCGCGTCGTCGATCTTCTGCTGAGCGGCAACGCGCGCGTCGATCTCGCCCTGCTCGTTCTTCAGCCGGGCGACCTCCTTGCCGAGCAGCGCCTCCTTCTGGCGAGTCTTCTCGAGGATGTCGGTGTTGATCAGGTCCAGCTGCGTCTCGAGTTGCTCGCGGCGGCGCACCTGCTCGGCGTGCTGCTCAGGCGTGATGACGCCAGCCCGCAGGCGGTCCCGCAGGCGCCCTTCCGTGGGCATCATTTCGAGCTGGCCACGCAGATCCGCGGCGCGCCCCTGCAGGCCGGACACATCGAACTCCTTCTCGATGCTCCGGCGCCGATAGTCGGACCCCTTCTCCGCGATCTCCTTCAAGACGTCGACGCCGGTCTTCTCCCGGCCGCCAGCCAGATACAGGATGCCCTCGCGCATGTCGTTCATGTAGGGAACGAGCTTGTCCGCGATATTGGTCTTGATGTTGTCCAGCAGCGCCTTGCTGTCGCGCGCGATCGAACCGGTCGTCTCCTCTTGGCCGTACTTCGCGCTGAGCTGAGCCAGCAGCTCGCGTAACGCCTTGTCGTCGGTGCCGCGCGCGTTGCGCAGCGCGTCCGCGTCTTCCTTCGATAGCGCGCCGCGTCCAGTCCGCCCGAGCAGGTCATCCGTCAGCCGCTGGCGGTCGGCCGCAGAGCCGCTGACCGCCGTGGCAATGCCGGTGATTCCCGAGGCATTGAACCCGGCCACATCCCCGAAGCGCGCCATCTCGCCCATGGCCTTCGAGTTGACCGAGAGCATCGCCATGGCCTGATTCATGTTCAAGCCGGTGTGATTGGCGAACGCCTGCGCACGCAGCAACTTCGCGTCGTCGCTGTCTCCGGCGTAGGCCTGCTCGACGAACTGCCGCGTCGCGTCGTAGAACGTGCCTTCGCCGCCCGGCCCCACCTTGCCCATGTAGCGCGCGTAGGCGCTGCCGCCGCCGAACATCCGGTCGTTGGAGGCGAACATCCCCCCCTCGCGCAGCACCTGCGTCTGCAGCGGATCGAGCCCCATGCGCTGCCCGACCATCGCCGTGGCGAACTGCGACGCTTCGCCCTTGGCGCCGCCAGCGGCCAGCGCGGCGTTCATGCGCGCCAGCATCGCGCCTGAGCCGGTCGGATCCAACCCCGGAATGCCCGAGCCGACCATGCCGGCCAGCAGGCCCGCGTAGCCCGACAGGTTCGCCCCGCCCATGCTGCTGCGGGTCTGCGTCGTGGCGTAGTTCCCGATCGCCTCCATGACCTCGTCGGCCTTGGCGAAGGCGCCGGCCTTGCCGATCGTCTCGCCAATCAGCAGCGCGAAACGGCGCGTGTCCTGCTCGGTTCGGGTGACACCGACCCCGCGCATCTGGCCGAGAACGCCGGTGGTCTGGGATGGATCAAGACCGAGCGAGCGCGCCAGTCCGACACTGCTCGAGAGCTCGCCCGCGATCTCCCCGGCTGCGGCCGGGCCGGATAGGTTGGCGAGCTTGGAGAACTGCATCCCCAGCTTGCCGGCCTCGTCAAACGTGATGCGCAAGGCGTCCGCGCTGCCGTGAACGGACGCCTTCAGGGCCTCGAACTGGACACCGACGTCGCCTAGCGTGCGCTTCAGGCGGTCCATGTCGACGTTGCCCTGCTCGGCCTTGCCGATGTGCTCGGCCACGGCGCCTACAGCCTTGCCGACGCCGAGCGCCACGACGCCACCGATCAGGCCCATGAGGCCCGCGCCAAAGCCGGCCGACATGCCGGTGCCGAGCGCGTTCGCCGCGACGCCACCGACACCGCCTGTGACGCCGCTGGCGGCCCGCAGGCCGGCTTGAGCTGCACCGGCAACCACTCCACCCGCCGCGCTGCCGGTGGGCGACTGGCGACCGCCTCCGGGCTTCTGTGCGGGCGGCACGATCGCATGACCGGTGACGTATGAGAACGCCTTCGCCATCTGGCGCGACCGGCTGTGCGAGTCCGGATACAGCGCGTTCCAATCGAGGTCGAAGAACCCCGCGCCACCCTGCCAGGTCGCGTTGATCCGCTTGCGCAGGTCGCCCGAAACGCGCTTGAGCGCCTCGAACTGCTGCACCATGCGCTGCAGATCCTGCAGCGAAGTCTTGCTGACCGGCGCGAACTGGGTCTTATTGGCCTGCGCGATTTGCTGGCCGAGCGTGTTCAGCTTTTGCTGGACCCCGCTCAGGTCGAGGTCGGCGCTTACCGGAATCTTGATCGACATATCAGCTCATCTCTTCCCATTCGTCCGGGTTGCCCATCATCGCCCGCACCTCTTCTTCAAAGTCCGGATCCTCGAACTCCTCCTGCCCCGCGTTCGGGTTGTCGAAGTAGTGGTGGGCCCAATAGTCGGCCAACATCTCCTCGACGGTCATCTCCAGAAACCGCGGATCGTACTCCGTAAGCCCGTACTTCCGCCGGAACCAGAACTCGACCGACTTAGCCCGCTCGCGCCCCCGCTCCTTCGCCTCCCGCTGCATGCTTGCCGCGAAAGGAGCGCTCCTGTTCTACGAGCGCCGCATGTACGCGCATAAGCCGGCCGTAGGTCTCGTCGTCGAGCGGATCCATCTCCTCAATGTCCCAGCCCGCCGGCGCGCGAACGGTGAGCACCTTCAGCGAGGCGATCCAGCCGGCCACCAGCGCCAGCCAGTCGGTCGGCTGCACGCCGTCGATCATGCGGGCGTACTCGACCTGAATGGCGATCTCGTCGGCCATTTTCCGGCGCCCAAACGTGAATACCCCAACCCCTTCGACGGTGACATCGAAGTCCGTCGAGCTTCCTCTGCGAGCCATGTTCATCCCCTTGTTCAGCGCCGGACCGTACCGGCAAAGAAAAGCCGCCCACCCTTGCGGATGAGCGGCAGTGTAGCGTCACGTCTTCTCGATCAGGCAGCCGTGCCAACCACGTCCAGCGCGTTGAACTGCGCCGACTGCACCGCGATCTGGTGCTTCTGGATGTCGATGCTGCCCGAGGCATACGAGCAGCCAACGTACTTGCGCAGCAGCGTGCCGTCGTCCTTCGAATAGACTTCGAAGTCGAACACCAGACCCTGCAGCATGGCGTCGCCGTTTTCGGCCGCGATCCCGGCCTCGAGCAGCGCGCCACGATTCAACATCATGGCCGACACGCTCAGGGTGTGACGCGCCATGGTGGGCACGTACTCCTGCACGTGAATGTCGCCGATGCCGCTGGCCGGCTCCGGGCTGTAATCGTCGTTTGCACTGACGTTCTGGATCAGGCCGATCTGCTTGCCGTCGAAGACGACAACGATGCGGTTGCCAGAGCGGGTCTTGAGGTTCTGTCGCATCGTTCAGGCCTCCTTAAGCCGCCGCCGTGCCGCTGTACGGCACCGCGAAGATGGTCACAGGGATGTAGTTCACCGGGATCACCGGCGAGCACTGGAACTCGACCCGCAGAACATCGCCCTCGATCGAGGCCTTGATGTTCTTGTACGGCGGCGAGGCCTCGTCACCAGCCAGAACGCCCGGGCCCTGCGGCTCCTGACGCGCCAGCTCGCGCAGCGTCGATTCCGTGATGCTGACCGCGCGACTGAGAATCAGCGGGTTGGCCTTCTCGCCGCGGAGCACGTCCAGCGCGTTGCGCACGTTGCGCGCCACGAAGTCGGTCGCCACGCCGGTCGAGACTTCGACACGGTTGTAGTTGCGGTTGATCAGCCACGTGGAGAT